CTTCTGAAACATTACTTAAACTTGTAATTCCTGTACCAGCTTTTATATTAGCTAAAGCACCCTTATCTCCAAATACTTTTTGAGAACCACCTGCGCCCAAAGTTAAAACATCAAAAAATGTTCCCTCACCTTTCACAATATTATTTAAAGCGTTACCTTTGTTATACACAACAGCAAATGGTTGCCAAGGCCCTGGAATAACTGCTGCTATAGGAGCTATTTTTTTAACTGCTTTTTTAAGAGACTTAGCTGTTTTTTTAAGCCACCCAAATTCAGGTTGACCTGAAACGGGATTAATGCTCATGTGAGGACCGACAATATATTTATTAGGGTCTAATCCTGCGGCTACCATTTCTTTACTAAGTCTAGCTTGAGTATCAGAGCTTATTACAGGTGGTACAACTCTTTCTCCTGGAGCAACGTGTGCTAAGAACTTATCTTCGGCTCTACCCAAGCTTGCTAAACCTTTTCCTGAATTATCAATAACCATAATTAAATTTCATCTTTTTGTTCTTTACATGTTAACCAAAAAACCAATAAATAGCGATCACCACTTTCTATTGGTAAGCCTCTGTGCATATGTGTAAAACTAGGAAATATTAAAGCATTTCCTGTGGGAATAGGTTTAACAATACCTCGATTTAAAAATTCTGTACCCCCACCTTTGTATTCTCCTGTATTTAAAGGAACAACTATACTAATATCTGCATCCGCATCATGATGCCAAGCACCTTGTTTTTTATCTTTTAGATTATAATTTGCTATCTGAATACCGCCACCAGTTACATGACGATTCCAAATACTTAACAAAATAGGATTAACTACTGAATAAATTATTTGGAACAAAGAATTATATATATCTAGACAACACTCTTGTAATACTATTTCTGGTATTTGTCTTAACTCATCCTCATCTGGATTAGGTTTAAAACCATAAAAAGATTCTAAATTTTTCATTTCATCTATTAGTAATTTACAAAATGTTTCAGAAAACAAAGGTACTGTATACACGTCTTTAACTGTTTCTTTAATAATATTTTGAATTGGAGATGGTTGAGGATCTTCAGCACCAATTGAATTGTAAAATTTTAATAGGCTCGGAATAGATAATTTTGCTTTATCTAAAGTTTCTTTATCAACAAACCAATCGTTAGGATAAGCCAAAAGAAGATTCTTTAGCTGATATTCTTGTTCTAATTTTTCTGCAAGCATATCTTGTTCCATATGTTATCTTATTACTTTACAAGGTTATTGTAATATTTCCGTTTGTTTTTACCGAAATACTACCGACTAAACCTTGGGCTTCGTATCCTTGAGGATTGGCGGGTGTTCCTAAATCTAAAAAATTATGCCCGTTATATACTTGCAACACTTCGGTTGTAGTATTAAAGATTAGCGTGCCAATATTAAAGTTTAATTTGTCACGTTCAGTAGTTGATAATTGCAAAGTATTATCAGGGTCTACTGATCCTAAGTTTATCTCTAAAATACGTACAAGTCTATTAAAAACATCAACAGAAGTTGTATCCCCGTAAGCTAGTGGAAGTTGAGTTTGCAGTATTTTGCTCATCTCTTACCGTCTGTCTTTACGTCTAACCTAGTCGCCCCCAATCTCCAACCAACGCTTAAATTCCCGCTGGTATCATCATCATCTGATTCAACCCTTAAAACAGCTTGTCGGCCTCTTGCTCTAATATTGCTTTGTTGTGTTGTAGAACCAATAGAGCTGGTTGCTCTTGTTGTTAAAGAATCACCTGGAAAGTTTCTTGTTTTAACAACAATATTAACTTTTCCGCTACCAGAATTAGATAAGAATTTAAAGTCTGGTATTAGTCTTCTAATAAAACTAAATTGTTCTCCATCTCCTATATCAAAGTCTGAACTTTCAATAAAAACATTTGTCATCGGCGAGCCATCATCGTCAAAGCCTACTTCTTGTTGATAAAGATAGCCGCTACTTACAGCTCTAGGAAAGTTTTCAATGCCAGAATCTAACCACGCTGTTCTGCTTAAAGAACCATACACCCAAGTTTGTTCTGTATAATTGTAAATAACATACCTATTAATTTCTCTAGAATCTGCTGAACAGTAAAACCAACCCACTTCATTTTTATCGGTAATGGTAAAAGCGTTAATTTTAAAAGATTGAGTTAAGTTAATATCTGAAAAAATATAATTTTGCACGCTGCAAGGTAGCGATTGAACTGTGCCATTGTAAGCGTAAAAATTATTGTAACTCATCCAAAATACAGCAGAAGGAGCTGTTACAGATGCTTTAGGTCCTATCAATCCTGTTCCTTCGTTAATTAAGTTAACGGCAAAAGTAAACGGAGGCCCAACAAACTGCATGCTATACAAAGCAGTATCAGTCCAAATTAATATTTCTTGACGAGATTTATTGGCTCCAATAATAGAAGATCCAGAAGATAATCTTAAAGAACCAGCGGTATTAGTAATTAAGGGTTCAAACTGTAATTCGTTTTCTTGGTCGGAAAATGCAATTAGCATGGGGTCAATTGTTCCAGACCTAGAACTACCACTAACAGGATCAGCGCCCAATACAATCAAATGCCTGTCTTTCTCAGAGGTAATAACTTGTATACCTTTGGTTGGAACAAGGTTAGCGCCAGATATTCCAGAAAGTGCAACAGCTCTAGTAGAAGTGCCATCGTTTTCTACCCATTTATAAATACCGCCATTTCTAGCATTAATAATTAAATTTTCACCAAAATGGTCATGCGACCACAATCTTAGCTGTCCTGTTTCTGATAAAGCTGTAGAAGAACCAAAAGTCCCTTCACCCCAAGAGCCTGCTCCCCAACCTGTAGATGGGACATAATCATCTAAACCCACATTTATTTGGTAAGCGCCATCTACCCCTGATCCGCCATTACCAGAATCACTTGCATTTGCAGTAACGGTATCGCCAGAAATATCTTTGGCTATAAAAGTGTAAGTATTAGCAGAAGGTACAGTTGCTATTTGATATTCTTGATTTAAAACTTCTGCTGTAATTAAACCTCCCAAAGAAGCTGCACCAGCTATTGTTACAAAATCATTTTGGACTGCACCATGAGATGAATCAGTAGCAGTTATAATTGAACTGCCGTTTGTAGCAGAAAAAGTAATTCCATTAGTTGTTGTTGCCCTAATAGGCGTAACATCATAAAAAACATTACCTTCTTGTATGTAATATTTCCAAGTTGTTCCAAGACCCAATAACTTTGTTCCGTTTAAAGAAACCCAAGCATGTAAAGCTCTGCAAGTTCCCAAAAAAGATTCAGTTGTATTTTTAACCCAGCCACCAAACTTTTCAGGCAAGCCTTTTCTAAACCTTACAAGATTAACATCAAACCAACCGCCCTCATTGCTGTAGTCAGTTCCTTCTCTGTTTATCCCTGGTTTAAATATTGTTTTCTGTAAAGCCATTTTATATATGTTCCCAAGGCTTACCCTCAAACATTAATCCTTCCGCTTCTCTTCTTCTTGTAAGACCAGCTAAAACTTTGCCCTTTGCCTTATTCCATCTTTTCATTTGCGCGGGAACTTCGTCGTATTTACCTTCATTTAAAACTCTAAGCATGCTAGATTTTTTTAAATTATTTGGTCCTAAGTTGTATGTCCAAGAAACCAAAGAATCAAATTGGGATTGATTCATCGGAACAGTTACCAATGAATTAACATAATGTTCATACTCGTCATCAAGCTCACGCCATAACATAAAGTCTGCTTTTTCTTCAGTCCACTTATCACCTTCTTGTACATCTTTGGTATGGCCATATCCTATAGTCCAAACCCCCGCAGCACATTTATATGCCTCAAGCTCACAGCCTTCAAATTTTTTGATAAGCTCGAAGCCTTCGTCTGAAGTGTGCATTAATTTCCCAATACTATTGTTACAAAAGCGATTAACAAAGTTCCTATAAAACCGAAAGTTCCAAACATTGCTATTCTTAGGGTTTTGTTTAAATCGTTCATTTCTTGCTTTATCTCTGCTGTTTCTCGAAATATAGTTTTCCATCTTTCCTCACATTTTGCTTCATGAGACTTTAAATCTGATGCAACAGATTGAACTGTGGTTCTATTCGCCATCTTTTTTATCACCTGAGTTGGAAGCTCCAAAATAAAACGATATAACTGCCGATGCCAATCCACCCAAATATCCTAACACTAAATTAATTAAGGCTTCAGAATTTTGCTCGGGCGGTTGTAAGGTTACTAAAAATATATAACCCATAAATCCACCAACAACAGCAATACCCATAATTCTAGCTGTCCAATCT